ACGATTCTGGTTTACCAAAAGGTAAAGGATTAAGTTCTGGTAAAGATGGTATTAAACTTAGGTTTGATGATCCAAGTTGCGCCGGAGGTTCTATTATACAAAGAGTAAAAGCAAAACAATAATAAAATAAGATATGGCAACTAAAAAAATTACAGAAAAGAAAACAGGTGAGAAGTACGCTTCTAAAGCGGCGATGATGAAACACGAAAAAGGTGAATCAAAAGCTGAAATGAAAAAAGAATACGGAAAACCTAAAGCAGCTCCAAAGCAAATGAAGACTTCTGCCGCTAAAATGAAAAAGTGCTAAATGGCATTTAAAATGGCGGGTTCCTCCTATAATATTGATAACACTCCAATCTATAGTACAGATATGGATAACAATATATTAGGTATGGCACAATCAAATGGAACAATCCTAGTCAACAAAAATATCTCGCCATTAGAATTACGTAAAAGTAAAACTATATCTCACGAGAAGGTCCATATAGACCAAATGAAACGCGGAGACTTAGATTATACAGATACGCACGTTACTTGGAAAGGTAAAAAATATTCAAGAGCAACTATGAAAGAAGGTAGTAAAAAATTACCTTGGGAAATGGAAGCATATAAAAAACAGTAAATACACGTAATAGTAATATTATATAAATCTAATATTATTTAATTATGAAAAAATTACTTTTTATTACAGCGTTTGCTCTATTAAGTTTAACAATTTCGGCTCAATCTAAAATTAGTATAGACAATTTAATTGGATATTGGGAACCAAATCGTCATGCATCGCAAACTGTATTTTGGAAAGATACACAAAATAGACTACAACTAGTACAATTTAGTACGGTAGACGGAGGTGTCTTAAGGCTTATCTCTATGAAGATTGTGAATGATACTTTAGTTGTTAAAACAATTAGAGATGAAAATAAATGGGAAGTTGAAAGCTCATATACATTTATTGGCAAAGATACATTACAGTGTATTGTTAAGGGCCCTATAAATGGTACAATAGTATATACAAAAATAAAATAACTAACAAAAAAAATAAAACAAAATGGCATACACACAGGACTATGGTAGAGGCAATCTTAAAAAGACAGGAAAAGGAATTCCTGCTGTATTTTTACAAACAATTGAAGAGCCTAAAACAAAAAAAATGAAAGAGCAAGTTGCTAAAAAAGAGAAGTCTGGAGCAACATTTGAAGAGGTAAAAGCCGCTGAAAAATTTGCAAGCAAAGCGCCGGGTACAGGTCTAATAGGCGGAACAGAAACAGATATTCAATCCGGAATGACTAAAGCAAAAGGATATGAGAAAAAATTTGTTACTCAACCAAGCGGAGATGTCTTCATTACTACTGGTGGTGGTAAAACAATTGCTTCTGCAAAATTTAATCCTCATGGTAATAAAGAAGTAGAGGCTTTAAAGAAAAAATACGAGTCTGACAAAGCATCAACAGAAGATGCTAGAAAAGCAAATGTAACTGCTCAAAATTATAGATTAAAATTAGCGGGTAAATAATAAAAACAAAATATACAATAGAATATTTAAAAAATAAATTATGGGACAATACGGAAATCAACCAGATTTTGCTACCACTGTTGGTACGGTAGCTTCTTTGCCATTAACGGGAATTAAATCTGCAGCTATATATATTGGAGCGGTAGTTGATCCATTGCTTAATACTACAATAACAGTAAGGCCTGTTGGTAATTCTACGGACGTAACATTTTCTGGATTAACTAGCGGAACATTTTTACCAGTTATTGTTTCTGGAATTACATCTGCAACTAATATTTCTGTATCAAATATTCTATTAGTATACTAATATGATAAATATAGGGATTGGGATAAGCTGGGCTAAGGCTATATATAGCGTAGCGAATAATGTTATTGCTAATTTTAAAGCAAGAGTATTATCATATCCAAATAGTATATTTGAAGCTGGACCTTGCTTAGATGCAACATTAGAAGGATTAAACGCAAAAGGGTTACTAGATAATGCTTCACTTATTATTACGCCAAATGCATATAATACAGGCATATTATATGATGTTGTTCCTAATACTACGTTAGGTGATATGACTGTAGTTCGTGCTACAACTGCAACAAGAGTAAATAGTGCAGGATTGATTGAAGTAGTTCCGAGGAATTTATTGATTTATAGCGAGCAATTTGAAAATTCTGCTTGGACTAAATTAAACGCTACAATAACAGCAAATACTATAAATTCTCCAATAGGAACATTAACTGCAGATTCACTTGTTGGTAACACAACAAATGGAAGACATAATTTATTACAATCTTTAAGTGCTACAAATGATGGTGCTTATAGTTTATATGTCAAAGCAAATCAATTAAGATATATTCAATTTGCTTCTACAAATACAGTAGGTCAATATGTTAATTTTGATGTTTTAACAGGTACGATTGGAACTGTTGGTGCTGATTTTAGTAACGCACAAATTACTTTAATAACAAATGGTTGGTATAGAATAAGTGTTACTTCTGTTTCAAGATATAACAATTTTTATATTTCATTAGTTTCAAGTTTAACTGCGGGTTGGTTAGAGTCTTGGGCAATGCCAAACAATACGGATAGTTTATATATTTGGGGCGCTCAATTAGAAGCAGGTTCAACAACAACAGAATATTTCCCAACTACAACACGTTTAAACATTCCTCGTATCGATTACACAAACGGTAGTTGTCCAAGTTTATTAGTAGAGCCGCAGAGAACTAATTTATTAATTTATTCTCAACAATTTGATAATATTAATTGGGGAAGTTTTAATCAATTATCATTTACTGCAAATGCAGGAATATCTCCTGATGGAACAAATAATGCTTTTTTATTTACAAAAAATATAGCTTCTACTGTAGGTTGGAAAAGTATTAACATTTCTACATTAACTTCAGGTGTTACTTATACTTTATCTGCTTTTGTAAAAAAAGGAACTGTAGGGAATAATGCTATTTTAAGAATAGCAGGCGTAGCATTTCCACCCGCTATTACTTATGAATTTAATTTTGATACAGAAACTATTACTAATGGAGGTAGTTTTACTAAATTAGCAAATGGTTGGTATCGAATTTCAGGACAAAGAACTGCAACAAGTACGGGAAGTGGTGATTTTCAAATAGGAGTTACTTCCACATTAACTACTGATTTAAACAACGTATTAATTTATGGTGCTCAATTAGAAGCGGGTTCATACCCAACTTCATATATTCCAACAGTTGCATCTACAGTAACTCGTAATGCTGATGTAATATCTAAAACAGGAATAAGTAGTTTAATAGGAACTGAATTTACTATGTTTTTTGATGGTTTTGAATCTATGGGTGGAGCTAGTAGTAGATACTTAATATTAAAAGGAGCAAGTACTACATATAATAACTACATTTCTATTGAGGGATTATCTGGAAATAGAATTGGATTTTATATTTATAATAATGTAGGAGCTTTAGTTTTTGCAGCATCTTCTGGAGCTTTTACTAATGGACAAAGAATTAAACTAGCTGCAAGATGTAAAAATAATGATTTTGCAGTTTATTTAAATGGCGTTTTATTAGGTTCACAAGCTAGTGGGACAGTACCAACAACATCAAATTTGTATTTAGGATATTATACTGATTACACTGATAATTACAATAAAATAAATTCAGCGACAATTTTTAATACGGCTTTAACAAATACTGAACTTGCACAATTAACAACACTATAATGGAAATATATAAATTAAACTATTTAGACAAAGAAACTGCAATAGCTGATTTATTAGCAAAAGGAGTTTATATAGAAACAACAGACTTAAATAATGAGCCACAATTAGTTTACGCTAATGGAACTCAAGCAGTAGTTGATATAGGGAAAATAGTAAAAGTTGAAGGAACGTATGATGAGCAAGGAAATGTAATTGTTGAACCTATCTATTATGATGGTGTATTCTACGATGTAATGACAACCAACATAATCGACTTTGGAACTAACGAAGTATTCCCTGTTGAGTGTGTTCACTCATTTGCGGGATATGCTCAAAACGCAGATGGATATATACCGGAAAATATTATAACAGAATAAATAAATAATCAATTAAATTAAATAAAAATGGAAATTACAAAACAGATTACAGCAGAACAATTAGGAAAAATAGTAGCGGGGCAAAAAGACTTGTCGGCTATTCTATCAAACATTGGAGTATTAGAATCTCAAAAACACGGGTTCTTACATCAATTAGCAGACTTAAATAAATCAATTGAGGAATTTAAAGCAGAACTAGAGGCAGAATATGGCGCAATCAATATTAATTTAGAGGATGGTTCTTATACTGAAATTGAAACACCAATAGTAGAATAATGAGTTCGGTTATTCGCAAGATAAGCATTGGTACAGACTATAAGAATGAGGCAATGCATTATTCTGTAGGCCAAAACGTTTATGGAGGACATGAAATTTCACATATACTACTAGAAGAAGAAGATAATTCGTATAATATATATATTAAAAAAGATAACGAAGTAATGCCGTGGAAGAAGTTTAATTCTAATATGAGTATTGCGGTTGAATACGATTTAGAATATTAAAGTGACCGGAGTATTTGATTTCATAGTTAAACCTGTGGGGTCTAGGTATGAAAATAGTATTGATATTGATGGTAAAGAATTAATAGTAAATACTAAGATAGAAAGTTTTAAATCTGTAAATAACACCGCTATTGTTGTGTCAATACCATTAGCATATAAAACAGATATAAAAGTAGGTGATACCGTAATTATACATCATAATGTCTTTAGAAGATTTTATGATATAAAGGGTAAACAAAAAAATAGTAGAGCATACTTTAAAGAAGACTTATACTTCTGTAGCGCAGATCAAATCTACTTATACAAAACAGATACACAATGGAAATCATTTGGCGATAGATGTTTTGTTAAACCATTAAAAAATATAGACCATTTGAAGCTCGATAAAGAGCGTAGGCTTATTGGTATATTAAAATATGGTAATGACTCTTTAAAAGAGCTTAAAATCAATCCTGGAGACTTAGTGGGTTACACTCCTTTTGGAGAATATGAATTCATTATAGATGGCCAGAGATTATATTGTATGAAATCTAATGATATTGTTATTAAATATGGATATAAAGGAGACGAAGAGGAGTATAGTCCATCTTGGACAAAATGATTGGATTGTTTATAGGCATATAAGATTAGATAAGAATATGCCATTTTATATAGGTATTGGAAAATGTAAAACAAGACATACATCAACTCACAGTAGAAATAAAGAATGGTATAGGATTACAGCAAAAACAGAATGGTATGCAGATATTTTATTTGAAGGATTATCACAAGAGGAAGCTGCTGCTAAAGAAAAAGAATTTATAAAGCTGTACGGAAGAAAATCTTATAAAGGAGGGTTTTTGTGTAATATAACATCAGGAGGCCAAGGAGGGATTGGTACTGTGTCAACGGCTGAACAGCGACTAACGTCCTGCGGCTTTGTGATGTTGCCGAAAAAACACACACTAAACTTTAAATTTAAGACAGATTATGAAAGCACAAAATAATGTTACAGTTCAAGACCAAGACGGCAATAGCTCAAAACCGCTGTTATGTGATGGTTTATTAGACAAAATTATGGGCGTAAAAATACTCCGCCCAGTGACAATTCCTTTATTCGCTATTGTAGGATTTGCATATATTATTATTGATTATATTTTTAATATAGAAGAGTAATGAATGATAGATATTATATCGACAAACTAAATTATGAAGTTGGGGAAGTGGTTTTATATCAAGGTAAAGAACATAAAATAGTTCATAAGCATAATGACGGACTTATGAATTTAAAAGATGGATGGTTTTTTATTCACGGAGTTCATCCGAATATGTTTTGGAAACTGAACGTCTTTGAAACTATCACATAACTAATTGCTTGTCTAAAGAAAACAGAATACCTATATTTATTGACGGAATCCAATATCCCTCGCTAAGAGCGGCAGGGAGAGCTTTAGGCTGTTCGTCTAAAACTATTAAACGTAGATATATAATGAGCAGTACCCATAGGCCTCATCAAACACCCGTAACATTGTGGGGTATAAGTTATCTATCATTGAATCAAGCATCAATAGATACTGGGTTAACCATATACAAATTGAAGCGTTATTATATCTAATCTTATGAATAAAGAAACAAAATTAAGAATAATTGAGGCCGGTAAAAAAGCTATTGATGAATTAATAAAAATAGGGGCAGAGCCTATATTATCAGGAGGGTTAGAAGATCCTGAGCCAGAAAAACTTAAGCAAGCTGCTGCTACTAAAAAGTTAGCAATCTTTGATGCTTTTGAAATTCTTAATAGAATAGAAGAAGAAGAAAGAATGTTGGAAGAAAGCGAAAAGGATCCTAATACTAAAGTATTTAAAGGATTTGCAGAAGGGAGATCCAGATAATGTACGAGCAAACACTTTACAAAGTACTACCGGATCACATAAAATCTGGAGTAATAAAGAAAACAAATCGTTATAACAATTGGAAATATGGATATAATAAAGACCATGATGTGGTTGTTATTAGTAAGACTGGAAAGATTGGTGAGATTATTGAAATCCAAAATCTAAAAATAGCATTACCATTATTAGAAAATTCGTATAAAATATCTGATAAAAAAGAACAACAATACTGGAAGCAATTAGAGGTTCCTAAAGAATTAGAAAAAATAAAGAATGTATTTGATTGGAATAAATATCCCGATACATTTAAAGAGAAGCATTACGACTATATAGACAATGAGTTCAAATATAGAGACGAGGGCTTTTCATTTTATAGTAATGGTACTCCAACATACATAACTGGTACACATTATATGTACCTACAGTGGAGTAAGATTGACGTAGGCGCACCAGATTTTAGAGAGTCTAATAGACTGTTCTTTATATTTTGGGAAGCTTGTAAGGCGGATACTAGATGTTATGGAATGTGTTATTTAAAGAATAGACGTTCTGGATTTTCATTTATGTCGTCTGCTGAGTTAGTTAACATAGCTACGATGTCTAGCGACTCTAGGTTTGGTATATTATCAAAGACTGGATCTGATGCTAAGACAATGTTTACAGATAAGGTTGTACCTATATCGCTTAACTATCCTTTCTTTTTTAAACCTATCCAAGATGGTATGGATAGACCTAAAACAGAACTTGCATATCGAGTACCTGCTTCAAAGTTTACAAGAAGGAAGTTAGATAATAGCGAATCTGCGGATGAATTAGCAGGATTAGACACAACTATTGACTGGAAGAATACCGGAGACAATAGTTATGATGGTGAAAAACTAAAGATATTAGTTCAAGATGAGGCCGCTAAATGGTTGAAACCTGATAATATCCTTAACAACTGGAGGGTTACTAAAACTTGTTTAAGATTAGGTAGTAAAATAGTTGGTAAGTGTATGATGGGTTCTACCTCAAATGCACTAGACAAAGGAGGATCTAATTATAAAAAATTATATTATGACTCAGACGTTGAAAAAAGAAACCGCAATGGGCAGACTAGCTCAGGATTATATAGTTTGTTCATACCTATGGAATGGTCGTTCGAGGGATTCATTGATACTTATGGATTACCTGTATTCGATACGCCAGAAAAACCAATCAAAGGAGTTGACGGGAATGAAATAGATTGTGGGGTTATTGAGCATTGGCAAAATGAAGTAGATGGTTTAAAATCTGATTCAGATGGATTAAACGAATACTACAGACAGTTTCCAAGAACAGAACAACACGCATTCAGAGATGAAACAAAACAATCATTATTCAATCTTACTAAGATATACGAACAGATTGATTACAATGATGATTTAAGAAATACAGGTGTTCTAACTAGAGGCAGTTTTCAATGGGCAAATGGTATACTTGATTCTAGAGTAGATTTTTATCCTAACAAGGATGGTAGGTTTCTAATATCTTGGGTACCTCCTAAACATTTGCAAAACCGCGTAATAATAAAAGATGGGTACAAATATCCAGGTAATGAACACTGTGGTGCATTTGGTTGCGATAGTTATGATATATCTGGGACTGTAGATAATAGAGGTTCGAACGGTGCTTTGCACGGGTTAACTAAATTTTCTATGGAAGATGTACCGCCTAATCATTTCTTTTTAGAATATATAGCTAGACCTCAAACAGCAGAAATCTTTTTTGAAGAGATACTAATGGCTTGTGTGTTTTATGGTATGCCGATTTTAGCAGAGAATAACAAAGCAAGATTATTGTATCATTTTAAGAGAAGAGGCTATAGAGGTTTTTCAATGAATAGACCTGATAAAGTTTGGAACAAATTATCGCCGGCAGAAAAAGAAATTGGGGGTATACCAAACTCAGGACAAGATATTATACAAGCCCACGCTGCAGCAATAGAAACCTATATAGAAAACTTTGTAGGTTATAATACTGATTCTCATGGAGATATGTATTTTCAAAAAACATTAGAAGACTGGGCAAGATTTAATATAAATGATAGAACAAAGCATGATGCTTCTATTAGTTCAGGATTAGCTATAATGGCGTGTAATAAACATATGTATACTCCAACAAGTAACTTTCAAAAAGACGCAGTTTCTTTAGGATTTAAAAGATATAATAACGATGGTCATAGTTCAAAAATAATATAATAGATGATTTATACAAATAATAATAGCTCTTTCCCTAGCCAGGTGGTACCTGATGAAGAAAAACAAAGTTATGAATATGGCGCTTTAGTCGGCAGAGCTATTGAAAACGAATGGTTTAGAGGAGACCGTGTTGGTGGCGGAGTTGGAAACCGTTGGGGATCTAACTGGCAAAACTTTCATAGACTTAGACTTTATGCTAGAGGTGAGCAACCTGTACAAAAATATAAAGATGAATTATCTATAAATGGTGATTTATCATATCTTAATTTAGATTGGAAGCCTATTCCTATTATACCTAAATTTGTAGATATTGTTGTTAATGGATTAAGTAATAAGAGTTATGAGATTAAAGCTTATGCTCAAGATCCTGAAGCAACAAAACAAAAAACAGATTACGCAGCTGGTATATTAAGAGACATGATGGCTAAAGAATTATTGGATGAGATCCAATCAAAACTAGGTGCCAACTTATATAATACACTTGACCCAAGTAAATTACCAGAAACTACTGAAGAACTTGAAATACATTTACAATTAGATTATAAACAATCTATTGAAATTGCGGAAGAGGAAGTGATTAATCAAATACTAGATACTAATAAGTATGATTTGGTTAGCAAAAGACTAAACTATGATTTAACAGTATTAGGCATTGCTGCTGCAAAAACAAATTGGAATCCAGCAAATGGTATTACAATTGACTGGGTAGATCCTGCTAATTTAGTTTATTCTTATACAGAAGATCCAAACTTTGAAGATATTTATTATGTTGGTGAAGTTAAGTCTATTAGTTTAGAAGAATTAAAAAAACAATTTCCATATTTATCTGACGCAGATTTAAAAGAAATAGAAAAGTATCCTGGAGACGCTAATTACACTCGTAATTATTATGGCCAAGATCAAAACGATAATACAGTACAAGTGCTTTACTTTGAATATAAAACTTATTCAAACCAAGTATTTAAGATTAAACAAACAGAACAAGGATTAGAAAAAGCATTAGAAAAACCTGATACTTTTAATCCACCGACAAGTGATAACTTTGAAAGAGTATCTAGAACAATTGAGGTATTATATTCAGGCGCAAAGATTTTAGGATTTGAAAAAATGCTAGAATGGAAGTTGGCAGAGAATATGACTAGACCTTATGCTGATACTACTAAAGTGGAAATGAATTATGCAATTTGTGCGCCTAGAATGTACAAAGGTAGAATTGAATCTTTAGTAAGTAGAATTACTACATTTGCTGATATGATTCAGTTAACGCATTTAAAACTACAACAAGTACTATCTAGAATGGTGCCAGATGGGGTTTTTGTAGATGTAGATGGTTTAGCAGAAGTTGATTTAGGGAATGGTACAAATTACAATGCTGCTGAAGCCTTAAATATGTATTTCCAAACTGGTAGTATTGTAGGTAGATCACAGTCGCAAGATGGTGGTCAAAACCCAGGCAAGGTACCAATTCAAGAATTACAAACATCGTCAGGTAACGCTAAGATAAGTTCTTTAATATCTACTTACCAATATTACTTACAGATGATTCGCGATGTAACCGGATTAAACGAAGCAAGAGATGGTAGTTCTCCAGATAGAGATGCATTAGTAGGATTACAAAAGATGGCTGCTGCAAATTCAAATACATCAACTCGTCATATTAAAGATGCTAGTTTATACTTAACATTAAGAGTATGTGAGAATGTATCTTTAAGGATTAGTGATTCTTTAAACTTCCCTTTAACAAGACAATCTTTAATTGAAAGTATATCTATATCTAATGTAGAAACATTAAAAGAAATTGTAAACTTAAATTTACATGACTTTGGTATCTTCTTAGAGTTAGAACCAGAAGACGAAGAGAAAGCACAATTAGAACAAAACATACAAATGTCTTTACAGACAGGCAGTATAGACTTAGAAGATGCTATTGACTTAAGAGAAATTAAAAACCTTAAGCTTGCTAATCAATCTTTGAAATATAAAAGAAAGAAGAAACAAGAACAGATGCAAGCTAATCAACAAGCGAATATACAAGCACAAGCGCAAGCAAATGCTCAAGCATCTGAAGCCGCTGCGTTAGCAGAAGTACAAAAACAACAAGCATTAGCTCAAACCGAGATTCAAATATTACAATCCAAATCTCAATTTGAAATACAAAGAATGCAACAAGAGTTGTTAATTGAGAAACAAAAAATGGCACAAAAGTTTGAGTATGATATGCAACTTGCCCAAGTACAGCTAGGTATCGCTCAACAAAAACAAACACAAGCAGAAGATCGTAAAGATCAAAGAACAAAAATACAAGCCACGCAACAATCGGAATTAATAGACCAAAGAAAAAATAATTCTATGCCTAAGGATTTTGAATCTTCTTATGATGATTTATCAGGATTCGGAATGTAAAGAATTTTATTAACCAATTTTATATTATTATATTATGTCAGAACAAGTAAGACAAGAAGGGGAGTTTAAGCTTCAGAAAAGAAAAGCTCCTATGAAAAAGTTAGAGAAACCTAATGTAGTTTCAAAAGTAGATTTAACAACTAAAGTAGTTACAGATGCCGTTCAAGAGCAAAGCACAAATGAAAGCGTGTTGGTCAATCAAGAGCCCAAAGTGGGATTGCAAGAAGTGGGCGAAGGAAACACCGTCAACGTCCAAGTTACCAATGAAGTTAACCAAGAAGAAATAGTTACTGTAATTCAAGAGATAACTCAGGAAGAAGTTAATACTGCTGCTGAAACATTAATTGAAGAAACAAACAAAGCTATTGAGAAGGCTGAAATAACTGGTAAACCATTACCGGAAAACATTGAAAAATTAGTTTCTTTTATGGAAGAGACTGGCGGAACAGTTGAAGACTATGTTAGATTAAATGCTGACTACTCTTCTATTAGCAATGAAAAATTATTAAAAGAATATTATAAAAAGTCAAGACCACATTTAGACGCCGAAGAAATTGATTTCTTAATGGAAGATGAATTTAGTTATGACGAAGACGAAGATGATGAGCGAGACATCAGAAAAAAGAAACTCGCATTCAAAGAAGAAGTTGCAAAAGCTAAAAACTTTTTAGAAGATCTTA